TCAGGAGACGAAAAAGTCGAAATACATGGTTCCGGAAGCCTTTTCATAGACGATACGATCCACGATGGAGCGGAGCAGAAGTCCTTTTTTCTCGGCTGGTTCCTCTGGATTTTTCAGAATATCATTGATGTTTTTTATCTCTTTCCGGAAATCTTCTTTTGAGATTGTTTCCGGCAAGGCGGCGGGCGTAAGAACGCGGTCCAGTTCTTCCTGCAGGCTCTGTCGTTCTTCGGCGAGCCTTTTTTTGTTGGCACCGTATTCCTCCAGCGTATCAATCCCATTTTCATAAGCCATCTTCACGCGGGCTTCGCGGACAGCCAGATGGTCAAGAGCCTGTTGCAGTCGCTGGATGGTTTCATCGTCTTTTTGCTCCTGCTTTCGGTCCCGGACGCTGAAAGAGAAGTCCGCGCCGGCAAGGATATCATCGAAGTAACGGTAGACGGTTCGCTCAGCCTTGGCAACCGTGATTGAGTTGGAACCCTTGTGGAAGCCTTTTGCATATTTCCAGCATTGAAAGTACGGACAAGATGTGCTCCCGGCCGTTACCGTCATCGTAGCGCCGCAGACGGGGCATTTTAAGAGCCCTGACAGCCAGTGCTTGCAGGAGGACGGGTTTCGGCTCTTCGGGGTTCTTCTGCGAGCGTCCATACGTTTGATCCGGTTGTTGAAACGTTCCCGGTCAAGCCTGGCTTCGTGCGCACCTTCGAACGATATCCCGTTCCAGATCACAGTGCCGGCATAAAAGGGATTCCGAAGAATCCGCTCAACCGATCGGCGTTCCATGAGATTGCCGCGTTTGGTGTGATATCCCAGTTCGTTACAGCTTCGGGCGATTGCAGTGGGATCGTGATTTTCCAGATCGTACTGATCCATGATGAACTTCACAATGCTGTATTCTGCTTCGTTGATCACAAATGGCTTTCCGCTGCCGGCTGCATCGTAACCCAGGCAGGGAGATGTCTGATAGCCGTGCTTTAAGGCTTTTTCCTTCATGCCACGGATCACTTCGCCGGAAAGGCGGATAGAGTAGTATTCGTCCATCCATTCGATAATTCGCTCGATCAGCGTGCCAAACGGACCGTCGATCAGTGGTTCGGAAATGCTGATTACATCGACGCCGCTTTTTTTCAGCAGGGATTTGTATACAATGGACTCTTCCTGGTTGCGAGCAAAGCGGCTGTACTTCCAGACAAGAATGACGTCGATCGGATGCGACTCCTGCTTTGCGATCGCAATCATTTCCTGGAATTTTGGCCGGCGGTTGGCGTGACGGCCGGAAACAGACTCCTCAAAGATAAACTCTTTGGCGATGACAATCCCGTTTTTCTTCGCGTAGTCCAGGAGTAGACGCTGTTGCGCATCCGGAGAGAGTTCGGTCTGATCCGCGGTGCTGACGCGGATGTAGAGAGCACCATTTTTAAGTGCTGACATAATATCACCTTCTTTAAGTTTTCAATTTTGAATATAAGAAAAAACGCCAAAACAAACGTTCTGCTTGTCTGACGTTTCCGAAGATGATACAATATGTTTTGTCGAACTGGTATCATTCTCCGGAATGTTACTGAGCCGTCCTGGTGTTGGCGCACCGGGGCGGTTTTTTATTTTAGTCTAAATTCTGTATAGCGTAATCGGCTTCTTCGGCGGTAAACTGTTCACCGTATTCAGAAGTAAGCTGATCGCGGATCGCTTCTGGCGACATATCCATATTATCGCGGTAGTCTTTTGCGGTCTCGAGCGCGTTTTCGTTCCAATCGGCATTTATATTGTCGACAGCGTACTGCGCCTCTTCAGCGGTAAATTTTTCGCCATTTTCAGAAGTAAGCTGATCATAGAGTCCAGCTTTCGACATATGCATTGTTTCGTTATAGTTTTCTGCTGTTGCAAGCGCGTTTGCATTCCAGTCGGCGGTCATATTGTCAACTGCATACTGGGCAGCCTCAGCCGAGAACTGGTCTCCATATTCAGAGGTCAACTGATCGTAGATACCAGCTTTTGACATGTGCATTACTTCGCTGTAGCTTTCCGCTGAATTAAGAGCTGATGTGTAGTCCCATGGAACACTGGAGTCTTCGGATTCAGACTGCGTACTTACGGCTTCTTCGGTCGGAGTCGGGGTAGCCTCTTCCGTAGGTGTTGGAGTTTCAGTCTCACTGATGCTGCTGAAAGCAGTAGACGAAGAGCTTGAGGAACTCGAGGAGCTGGAAGCGGTTGACGATCCGCAGGCAGTCAGCGAGGAAGCGGTAAGGGCAGTTGCCAGAATGAGGGTTATGATTTTCTTTTTCATAGACATTCTCCTTTTTGAAATGTATTTTGTGCGGGATACAATATCCCATGTATATACGTTTAACAATTCAAAAAATTACGGATTAATTAAAGTTTATATATGGTTTCCCACTTAGCATCTGTGATTTTTTCTACTTTTTTTACAGATAATTTTCCACCTGATTTAGCTAGATGTATCATGAAACCATGTTTTTTTTGCCAAAAAATTAAACGAGCTTTGCCGATGCTTCCGTCTTGCATATAATGAATTTCCCCGAAATAATCTTGCGGAGGATTGAGATCTTTATGAGAAGCATATGCGTAATGGAGGGACAAAGGATATTTAGACAATTTACCCGTTTGCGTGTAAGGACATGCTTCATAAAAAGTAAAATCTGTAGAATACAGAAATTTATTCGTATCTATGGATAGACGATTGCTCAAATGAGCTTGTTTAAGAGCAAATGAAATGAGCTTATTTAGTTGTTTAAATTCTTTTTCAATTAGGACTTTATCAGACGAAGGAACTGTTATAATTCCATGGTTTAAGCTACTCGGTATATTTCTGCCGACAGGCAGTATAACAGGAGAAGAAGCATCAGGAACTCCAGAATATCTTGGTGAAGGATGTCTTTCTTCGATAACGGATGAGTGACGTTGTATTGCTAAATTCCCTTTCGGGGTTGGCTTATTTAATTCGTCAAGATAGCCATTTCTTTTTAAAAATGTTTTTTCTGCTACGAAGTCAATTCCATATTCATATTCAAAATATTCAGGTGTTTTTTTATTACTGTATTTTTTTAACCAATATAGCATATAAATATGTCCAGGCAACAAACCATCGGAGTAGCGTTTCATCATTGATTTAGAGACAAGGGATTGCTGAGAAAACGTTTTGGCCTGTTCAAACCAATTAGTATTAAGCTCACGGTCTTTGGAAATAAAAGGCATTTCTGGATAATCCTTGTAATATAGATCATAAATTTTTTGACAATAGTTATCACTGGCTTTTGCTGACTGAGAAAAATTTATTTGCTCCGGGAAAATAGATTTATTATCAAGTGGTTCAGGGGATAGAGCTTTTTTTATTTTAAAAAGATCGAAAAATCCCATATTATCACCTCAATTTTATAATTTTTTAAAAACAATCAAATTCGGTATGAAATATATAACATAATTATCAATAGATTTGCACATTCCATATTTACTCTGGTAGTAAACCAGACATTCATTCAGATATTTCTCTGTCACATCAAGATATTCGGAGATCTCATACCGATTTTTGCATCCGTGTTCGTATGCTTTAATTAAACCAAGTAGGCCAATCTGTTTATCATATCCCCAAGCCCTTGCCCGAAGTTCCTGCTTCCTATTGGAAATGTCGCTTTCATCAAGGATATTTCCATACGTTGTATGATAATGTCCAAGTTCCTCAGCTAGAACGCAGGCCTTTTCAGATTGGCTTGATAGCCCTTTATGAATAGCAATTCGATTATTGCAAATACGTCCGCCGTAGCCTGGAATATCTTTTTCTTTTACAATCAAATTCATGGAATCTGATTCCGTTAGTAATTCTTCGTAAGTCAAATAATCACTCCCACTCTTTAGGATCCATCATAATATCGTCAGCATGCTTTTTCTGCTCTGGAGTAGCCCCATGATCGTGAGCTGCCTGTAGTTCGTCTTCCATGCGCTGGGTGGAGAGAAGATTGGTGGCGTAAGTTACGACTTTCTTTTTATTGGAAGAGTCAAGTTGTGTGTAGATGTCATTCAGCTGCTGCTGATCGGCGGGGAGAGGAGCAGGGGCGGGAACTGGATCCTCGAGAAGCTGCACAGGCTGTTCAGCGTCGAGCATTTTCAAGAGAGAATCCAAGTCAATTCCCATTCCAGAGGCAACTTTTGCCATGGATGGTAGCGTTGGAGAAATAGGTTTGTTATTTCTTGGATTGATATTATTTTCAAGCATGGAAATATAACCTTTACTGAGAGAACAGGCTTTTGCAAATTCTACAATAGTAATATTATTTTGCTCTCGATAATTTTTTATGATATCGCCTAATGTCATTTTATGCTCCCCTCTTTCTTTGTTTAGTATATTGTACAACATGTTGAAAAAATAGTCAATAAAAATGTTCAACATACTTGACAAACTTAAAAAGCGGTGATATTCTAAAAAGGAAAGTTCAACATGTTAAACAAAAAAGAGGAGGTGAAAAAGAATGGGATATAAGATACGAGAGAGAAGAAAAGAAAAAAAGATGTCGCAATGCGAATTAGCAGAAAAAAGCGGGGTATCACGCACGGTTATTTCTGGATTGGAAAGTGGAGCAATCACAACTACAACAACGGATACTCTTTTGAAAATAGCGAGAGCATTGGATACAAATGTGGCAGATATTTTTTTTGAAAAATAGTTCAACATGTTGAAAATAGATGCCATGATAACAGAGAGGAGGCGAGAGATAATGATTTATGTATCTGAAAGAATTGTAAATATTAATGAGTTGGAAAGAGAGATTCAAAATGCGAAATTACATTTCGACGTACTTAAAGCAGAATTAAAAAATACTGCACCATCGAAGAAGATTGATAGCGCAGTATATCAAATTGACAAAAGCTTAAGTAAAGCGTTGAAATTTGAATTTTGTGTAGAGCAAAGAAAATGTGAGTTTACAGCCTTTTGCGAGAATCCCAAAGTTTAGGAAAATCTTTTAATAATTCACAATCAGAATGTGAACATTCGAGATACTTATACTTTTCGGGCTGGTCATATTTGGATGACCTAGAATTTTCTCTGATAGGGCATGTAGCATAAGCAAATTCAGCTTCGTATTCATTTTTGAGGTTTTCGGTAAAACGATATTTGGCTGAAAGAACAATTGTTTCGTTGTATTGAGGACATAGTACTGCTTTGCTGATAAGCGTGTAATAACTGCTCAATAGGTGAACCTCATTTCTTTCGTACTCAGGCATGGCAGTGCCCTGTAATACAAGCATAGGAGGAGCAGAGGGAAAAGTCAACAGTGATAGGCGAAAGCGCGAACGCTTTACGATAACTGAGGGTGAAAAGTCAATAGAGATAGCCGAAACGGCCAGCAATGGCCGTCATGCAAGGGGTGACTGCCTTGTGTCTGATGATGGCAGGTCAGGTCAAAACTGCACAAAGGAAAAAGCATAGCCGACGGGCGGTGCATACCATAAAGAAGAGGTGAGGCTTTGTGAATGAAATTATGTGTGTTACCCGAATTACAATCGGGGGGCAGCAGTATACGGCCGAGGAGCTCGGGGAAGAGAAAGCAAAAGAGATCGTCCGCCAGCGTGTGGAAGCCGCGGTGGAGTCGATCGGGTATGAAAGGACGCAGAAATGAAGAGATCGGATAAAGCGGCGCTTGTTATTGGCGCGGTTGGTACATGGATTTACATTGGCGGCGTGGATTCAGACCTGTGGGGCCGCGCCGCCCTGGGAGCAGGAATGTTTCTTCTTGCGCTCGCGGCAAAGAAAATCGGCGATTATGTCGAAGCGTGCCGCGAGGAGCAGGAAGAGTGGGAAGGAGAGCGCCGGGACGCAGTGTTTGCGGCGTGGATCCGGAACGGATCACTGAAAGGATAAGGAAACGTAGAATGAAAAAAGAGAGATTGACGGTAAAGAATCCAGATGGAACATACCGGATCTGGATGGAACGCGCAGGAACATTTCGGCTTGAGAGTCAGATGGATTCTGTTTTTGCGTATGGCGACCTGGTCAACAAGCTGGGCCGGTATGAGGACCAGGACGAAGAAAAACATAAAAAATAGCTCCTGCCCAAAAAGCAGGAGCCCGTAGCCGGATGGCATACTTATCCTCACAAGATTAGTGTACCACCCGGCTGTCGAAATGTCAAACGGGGCGGGGAAACCCGCCTGTATTTTTAACAAAAAAATTGGGATTTGAAAGGGCTTGCTTCTGCCCTTTTCGGACTCGATAAAGATATTAAAGATAGGACAGACAGATGGGAACAAAGCGGGAAGAATACAGGCTTCGTGGGGGAGACATCCTCGAGATAAGAGAGTTCCACGATGGCCGATATGGAGCGCCGGGACAGCGGCGGGAGAAAAAGAAAAAGCCGACAGAGGAGCAGATGCGGCAGGCAAACGAGAGAGAGATGATCCGGAGATGCCAGCTGCGGATGATGACGTACTTCCATGAGGGCGACTGTCTTGCAACGCTGACATACCGGCAGGACAAGAGGCCACCCAATATGAAAGAGGCATTGAAAGATTTTCAAAAGACAATCCGAAAAGTGCGGAAGGAATATCAAAAACGGGGATATGAATTGTTCTGGATCCGGAATATTGAGCGGGGAACCAAGGGAGCCTGGCATATCCACATTGTTCTTAACGAGATTGGGGATACAGCCAGTATTTTACAGCAGGTATGGGGAAAAGGCGGTGTCTGGTCGTGTGAAATCAAAAACAGTCAGTTTTACAGCGAAGATTTCTACCAGCTCGCCAGTTATCTGACCAAGAGCGAACACCGGATCGAACATAAATCGAACGGGGACGCTGCGAAGCCGCGATTAAAAGAAACGAGCTATAACACATCAAGGAATATGCCGCTGCCGGAGCCGAAAATTCAGAAACTTGTCCGCTGGCAGGAGGAGGCAAAGCCCCGCAAAGGGTATTACATAGCAAAGATTTATGAGGGATATAACCCGGTAACCGGATACAAATACAGACAGTATACGATGATCCGTCTGGAGAGGAGGCGAACAGACTATGATGGCGACCGACGTTTACGTCGAGACAAGCATAAGCGCACCGCAGGAAAAAAAGCGTAAGTGGGGTTATGTGCTGGAAGCTCCGGGAGGGAGAACAGTATACCAACTGGGTGAGATGACTGGCACAATGCATGGAATTACGCTGCAGGTTCTGATCAAAGCACTTCGCCGGTATCAAAAGCCGAGCCGGATCACGATTCATGCAGCGGATGAGTGGGTTTTGCAGATGCTACTGCGTCAGCTCTCTGCGTGGGAGCAGAATGGATTCACCAATGCAAAAGGGGAGTCGATCAAATACCGGAGTGGCTGGGAGCAGCTGGCAAATTTAATCAAAATGCATACAATTACGATCGCTCCGGGACGGCACGCGTACAGTGCCTGGCTGCAGAGCGAGATGGAGAAAATGGAAAGAGGGAAATAGGATGTTTGAGAGATTTGGGGAAATGAATTCCTTCCAGGAAATCAATGAACTGGCGGAGAATTTGTTCAATGAAGGAGATATTGGAAGCTTGAAGGCAATGGCTGCGGAGAATGGAATCCCGGCGGATTTCGTGGAGATGTTCTGCAGCGGCGACCTTCCGGCGCTGTGTGATGCAACGACAGCAGCGCTTGGCAAGATCGAGGTTGAGGCCGAAGAATTAAAACCAGAAGAACTTCTGGCTGACTGGACCGAATACGTGAAGGCGCAGTGCATGGAAAATGAAATAATGGCATATCAAGTGCGTAAAAAGGGGAAGAGCTTATGCGGCTGCATCGGCGCTCTTCTGAAATGGTCATATAAAAATCGGAAAACAGTTGACAAGAAAATATTAAAAGCGGCCGGAATAACAGGAAGAGTAGATCATGGTGAACCAGGCATGGCTACGGCAAAGGAGATCATAACGGAATACTATATGGGGAAGTAGGTGGGACGGATGAAAAAGAAAGCGATTGAAAAAATTCCTTACTTGGGATTACGGAAAATTAGTTCAAAAGAAGAGGTCAAATACATCGGTGTCACGGCGGTTAAAATTGTAGGTCATGAAAAGCATCTGTTCCTGGAAGTGTATCGGAATAAAAAGAAATCTAAAGAAACGCCACTGGTGCGGATCGTGCTTACAAAAAAGGATTTCGGTACGTATTGGCCAGGGGGAAAATGGACCCGGCAGAGAGTGGAGACAGACAGTATAGAGATGATATGGGTAGAACAACCATCGAGCTGGGAGCAGACGGAGAAAGAAAATATTCTTCAAGGTATAGATGATCTGGAAAGAATAAAAAAGTTCTGCAAAACCGAAAGCCCCGTCTACAATGAAAAACGCTGGTGGGAATACATATATAGGCACGAAAAAGAAATCGTAGCGACAGCGAGACGGGACAGGGAGCATAGAGAATACGTGCGCCGCCAGGAGGCACTGGCAGACAGAATATCACATACCAAGGAATTACCGGAAAAAGAGATCTTGGCCAGAGCAGACAGTCTCTGTTTTCATAACCAACATTATTTGTATTACAAGAAGCATGGTTGCTGGGCGCAGATAGCTTGCAGCAAGTGCGGGGGAGTAACAGATGCAAGATGGAAAAGAGGAATCTCCTATGAAAGCCAGTTCCAGAGATGGACAGAAGAACCGAGAGAGGGCAAGTATGGTACCTGCCCAATGTGCGGGGTACGCGGAGAATATAAATGCCAGGGAAAAGTGAAAGGAGATTATAGTAAAACCATATATCTGTTTTTAGGGCAGAAGTATAAAGAGAATGGAATGGTTATGCGGTATGTGGAGGTGTCAAAAAAATGGATATTGGGTTTCATCTGCGGAGATAAAGGACTGGAGATGTACAATGCCTGTGAAGAACTTTCTGGAATAGAAATTGCGAGAGCATATTGGATTCCCGGGAAAAAGATCCAGATAGATTATCAAAAATATAATTCATATATGGGTAAAAATTTTTGGGATGACTGCAACTTGTGTGGAAGATCGCCTATCTTCATCCATTCCGGATTAATCTTGTCAGAAACCTACGAAGAAATGAAAGGGACAATGTTCCAGTACAGCGCATTGCGAGAATATGCAAAGAATGTCAGGGAGATCAATCCGATTGACTACTTAGAGTGTTATAACCGGATGCCACAGATTGAAATTTTGGTGAAGCTTGGAATGACGGATATAGTAGAAAAGTTAGTCAAATGCTACTACGGAATAGTTGCTGATGAGAATGCCAGGAGGCCGGATCAGTTCCTTGGAATTCGGAAAGAAAGGGTACAACAGCTCATCAAGAAGAAAGGGGATACGCATCTCCTAGAAGTGATGCAGATGGAGAGACGCCAAGGGAAGAACTGGACAGATACGCAGATAGAACATTTGGCAGAGACCGGTTTGAGCGGGGCACAGGTGGCAATGGCTACCAGATATATGACTTTGCAGAAGTTGCTTAATCGTATAGAAAAATATGCTGGATGTGAGTATGGTACGGGCTGCTACAGCGCATCAGAACGAATCAGACACACGGCCATAACTTATGCAGATTATCTGAGTATGCGAGTGAATGCGGGATATGACCTTAGTAATTCGGTTTATCAGCAGCCGCGGGATTTAGAGGCGGCACATAATAAACTGGTAATGGAATCCAACAAAGCAAAAATGGATAGACATCTCGAAGAGGTGGCAGAACGTTATCCGGAAATTCGAAAAAGCTACAAAAAACTCAGAAATAAATATTATTACGAAGACGATAGATATATCATCAGACCGGCTCGATCAGCAGAGGAAATTGTCATGGAAGGGCGTCTTCTTCATCATTGTGTGGGAGGAAACGCCTACTTGGAAAAACACAACACAGGGCAGACATACATATTAATGCTTAGATTCAGAGAGGAGCCTGATGTACCGTATATCACAGTTGAGATCGATGCAAAAAATCCGACAATTCTGCAATGGTACGGAGATAAAGACAGAAAACCAGATAGAGAGAATATGCGGAAATGGCTGAATACCTGGCTGAAGAAACTGAAAACAGGAACGTTGTCAGAGATGATCCGGCCGGCAGCCATAGCGTAAGGAGGAAAGTATGGAATATGTGCAATTGACCCTGGATGACTGGGTACAGATGAAACAGAAATTGAAACAGGAACTCCTGGGAGTGAAACAGAGCTTTGTCCGGATTGGATACGCTTTGAGACAGATTGATGATCAGAAGCTCTATGAACAAGATGGGTATAAAAGCATAGCGGAATTTGCTCAGGCTGAGTATGGCCTGGGACCGTCTATCACCAGCCGGTTTATGAGCATCAACAGAGAATATTCCGTTGATGGATATTCTGAACATCTTCGGCCGGAATACGCTGACATGGGAAGAAGCCAGTTGGAAGAGATGCTGAAACTGCCGGAGAGTGATCGGCAGATGATCTGCCCCGAAACATCCAGAGAGGATATTCGGGAGCTGAAACGGTTTAACAAGTCGGAGCCGGATGCGGAGCAGGCGGACTCGATCGAGAAACTGGTGCAGAAGTTCTTCGAAATAAATCCAGAGATAGAAAAGGAGCTGGCACAGAGCGCAGCATACGCGGAATGGGATGTTGAAAAAATGGCAGAGATTGTTAATCCGTCCGGAACCAAAACTTTTCGTATGGGTCTGTTCTTCGCCGCGATGTATGAGCAGAATATTCAGATCAAGCAGTTTGGTCAGACCCCGCGGCCGATGAGCTGGGATGAGTTCTTTGAGATTTCGAAGAAAATCTTTGAGAAAAAGCATGAAGAGACGGCAGTGGAGCAGGAGGCGATCGGAGAAGAGCATGAATCAAGGGAAAAATTAGAAGATCAGACACTCTATCAGAAAAATGATTCTGACGAGGGTGAAATGGAAGCGGAGGAGCAGCCGCCGGAAGATAATCATCCCAAAATGCAGTTAGAGGAGAAAAATGAGAAAACGCCAATTGCGCCGGCGCAATTTAAAATGCCGAAAACCATTGTAAATACAGAGGAAGAGACGAGTTCAGGGGAGCCAAAAGAGCCAGAAAGAGAAGCGTCCCAAAGTACGGAAGAAGAGAAATCTGGGACAGTACAATTAAAAGATTCGCAGAAAGTAGAAGAAAAAGTATCCAGTGAGCCGGAAGTCGTACAAAACGAAACGGAAGATGTCCAGGAGCAGTTGCCAGGGCAGATGAATCTTCCTGCAGATTATCCGGGTACAGAGAGTATCGAAGTGGTCGGAAAGGCAATGCCGAGAAAGGATTATTTTGATACCCTTACCGCCTGGGGGCTGTCCGTGTATCTCTCGAAATATCTTCCAGCGGATATTTTGGCGGATCAGAAGAAACTGTATCAGTGGATGCAGAAGCTGGTTGATGAAAGAGGATATGAATTCGAACAAGAGGGAGGCACGGATGCATAGCAGAAAAGAAAGAGCAGCGATCCGGAAAGATGTATACCGGTTTATTGCGAGGTACATCACGGTTCATGTCTATCCACCAAGCTACAAAGAAATTGCAGACGCGTTGGGAATATCCATGTCAACAGTAAGAAGACATATTCAGGAACTCATAGATGAGGAAATTCTGGAGACAGATGCGGAGCCAGGAACGCAGCGAGCGTTCCGGATCCGCGGAACACGAGTAGGAAAGAGAGGAAAAGAGCATGAATAAAGTTATATTACTGGGAAGATTAACCAGAGATCCGGATGTCAGATACTCTTCAGGAGAGAATTCTACGGCGGTAGCCCGTTACACACTGGCTGTTGACCGTAGATTTCACAGAGAGGGTGATTCCGCAACTGCAGACTTTATCGGATGCGTTGCTTTCGGCCGTCAGGCAGAATTTGCAGAGAAATATCTGCGGCAGGGAACGAAGATCGCCATCACCGGCCGGATCCAAACCGGAAGCTATACGAACCGTGAAGGCAGGAAGGTTTACACAACTGATGTGGTTGTGGAAGAGCAGGAGTTTGGAGAGGGTAAGAACGCGGAACGTCCGCGGGAGCAGGGCGCAACACCGCAGGCAAATATGGACGGTTTCATGACTATCCCGGATGGTGTCGATGAAGATATTCCATTTATGTAAGCAGGAGGAGAAAATGTTATATCCAAAACCAACAAAGAGAAAAAAGAAAAAGAAGCACGGAAAGAGTCTGCTGCAGAACAAGGAGAGTAGAATCTGTTATCTCTGCGCAAGAGAGGGAGATAATAATTGGAAGCCGGTGCTGGAGGAGCACCACATCTTCGGCGGTCCCAACAGACACTTATCAGAAGAATACGGATTGAAAGTCTATATCTGCCCGGAATGCCACCGGACATCTGCGAGAGCAGTGCATCAGGATCCGGCGGGAGCAGCCAACCAATATCTGCAGGCGGAAGGACAGAGGGTGTTTGAAGAGAATTATCCGGAATTAAATTTTCGAGAGATCTTCGGCCGGAATTATTTGTGAGAGATGGAATATGAGAAAAATACCGGAAGAGATGGAGAGAATGATTCTGGAGGCGTTGCAACGGGGTGAAATGTATAAAACGATTGTGGACAGAACAGGGGTATCGGAAACTACGATCGGAAGAGTTGCGAGAGAAAACGGAATCTGCAGAATAAAAAGAAACATTGAGAAAGTGAAAGATAATTATCCACAAGAACTGCTGGATGAATGGGATAGAGTAAGACTTGAGATCTTACGGAAAGGATAGGGTATGAGAGAAATTATTGAAATATTGCTTGCCTGCGCAGGGATGATCGGCGCGGCGGCGTGGCTACTGAACCGGACAGAGCGTCCAAAGGATCCGGAAGAAGATGCGGAGCAGATGGAATACTTGGAAGCATGGAAGAAAAAACATGAAAGGACGGACAAAGAAAAATGATACCGAGAAAATTTACTGGAGAAATGCTGAAAGGAAGAAAAGCAACGCTGGAACGCGATATAAGAAATGTGGCAGGCGTAGCGATAGGGAAAGGGGCGACAGTTACAATCACGGAGGTTGTGCGCGGAAAAGGGCTGACAATTAAAACGGAGAAATGCCCACATTGCGGACAATATTCATACATCACAAGAGTACAGAGAGAGGATTTAACACTGCTACCAAATGTATAGTAGTATTTTGTGCGCTGGTAATCGGAGCAGCAGCGTGGCTGCTGAACCGACCAGAACATCCGAAGGATCCGCGGGAGGACGATGAACAGATGGAATATCTGAACGAGTGGAACAGGAAACATAAGAAATGACAATGCAGCAAGTTACTATGAGCGAGTATTTAAAAACTCGGTACGGTAGTTTTCCCCATTGCGGTAGCTGCGTGTGTCAAAAATGCTTGTATTGGTGGAGCGGCAGATGCCCGGAAGGCGAATGCTATGACGATAAGAGGGCGAAAGAAGAGCCTTATAACAAAGCATTCCCTGAACGTTCACCACGGACGCAGTGGTCAAATTGGAATCTTCCTGGGGAGCAGGCGCATTGGTGTAGGGGTGGAACTTTTTACCCAGTGTCATACTGTGAACACTTCGTAAAATATCAGGGAGCAGAGATAGGAGATTGTATACGAGCACCGGTGCAGTATTTTCAAGATGGATACCTAAAATGCACGCTGAAAGACCGGATCGGATGCGAAGCATGTGCAATGGGGAGAAACGATAAGAATATTTTCGACTGTCAGTATATGACGGATTCAGGCTGTAACAAGCTGATCGAAGCAAAGAATAGAATGTTGGATGCAATTGCATCTGGAGCTGAAATTGAACCATGCGAACGGCAATGTTGTGCAGGTTGCACGAGACAGTGCCAGTATCGGTGTGGCGTGAAATAAACAGAAAGGAGCCAGCCTCCGGCCGGGGCAAAAGAAAAAAATGAAAAATATCAAAGAAAACAATTTTATGAAAAGTCGTTTGACTACGGACGCGGGAGAGGCGTTTTCGCCGTCGCGATATAGCCTGAAAAGCAAAAATGATGCTATATTGCATCCGTACAGAACTTATGATCTATTTTACGAAATCACATTTATGGTGCTTCAAAAGCTTGGCGCATATGAAGATATCGGGACACCAGAAGAGTGCGCGGAAGCCATGCAGACGGCACGGGCGTGCCAGACGCAGTACTTAGATAATATAACCGATCCACTCGAGCCGCTTAAGATCGCAAGTGCACTGAGAAGTGAGGTTTTAAAATTACAGTTTAGACAAGCAGAAAAACCAGAAAGCATTAGCCCATTAGACTATACAGTCATCGCGGCGCTAAAAGAAGCTCTCGAAAAGAGGGTCAAACAATGAAAGGTCTGATTATTGACTGTTTTGCTGGCGGAGGCGGTGCCTCCGTTGGCATCGAGATGGCCCTGGGACGGTCAGTAGATATAGCTATCAACCACGACCCGGATGCTATTCTGATGCACAAAACAAACCACCCGGACACACTGCATCTGACGGAGGATATTTTTAAAGTCAATCTGCGTAAATACGTCAAAAATCAGCATGTGGCGTTGATGTGGGCTAGTCCGGACTGCACAAGCCATAGCAAAGCAAAGGGAGGTAAACCACGGGAGCGCGGTCTGCGGATCCTTCCGTGGGCGGTATACAAGCATGCCAAAGAAATATTACCGGATGTGATCCTAATGGAAAACGTGGAGGAAATCCAGCAGTGGGGGCCTCTGGACGCGAAAGGCTATCCGATCCCGGAAAGAAAGGGAGAAGATTATCAGAAATTTATCCGGTCGATGAAAGCGTTGGGGTATATATTTGACTGCCGGGAGTTGGTAGCTGCCGATTATGGAGCACCGACCACAAGAAAACGATGGTATGCGGTGTTCCGACGGGATGGGAAAGAGATTCGGTGGCCGGAACCTACACACAGCAGAGAGAACACCAGCTTGAGGCATTGGGAAGAATGCGGAGATTATATTGACTGGTCAGACCTAGGCACATCGATCTTTAACCGGAAAAAGCCGTTGGCGGAGGCTACACAGAAGCGTATAGCTAACGGGATTAAGAAATATATTATCGATGCGCCTGCTCCATATATCGTAAAAGATAAGGATGCGCTGGCATTTATCATTCAGTACCACGGCGAGACACGAGACGGAGATTCCAGAGAACAGCTTCTGACGGAGCCGATCAAGACGATCGACACCTCAAACCGGTACGGGTTGGTGACTGCATTTGTCACAAAATATTACAAGTCTGGTATCGGGCAGGGATGTGACGAGCCACTTCATACCATAACGACTTCGCCAGGGCATTTTGGACTGGTATCTGCGTTTTTGATCAAATATTACGGGACTGGATGCGGGCAGATGCTCGATCATCCGCTCGGGACGATCACCACAAAAGACCGGTTCGGACTGGTCAACGTGATTTTGGACATCAAAGGAGAAAAGTATATCATTAACCGAAACTATAATTTTAAAAGTTACCCGGTAGCGAAACAGGTGGCGCGGATTGGGAACAGCGTGGTGCCGATTATGGCGCAGAAACTGGTAGAAGCAAACTGCCCGTATCTAAAAGTAGGAGTGCGGGTGCCAAACCTTAACATCGATGACAGCCAAGAGCAGTTGAGATTTGCGTGAGGAGGTGATACCAATGGAGAAAAAGGTTCTGGAGCAGTACATAGACGCATGCGAGCTGATCAAAGAGACGGAAAAGGACATTAGACGGCTGAAGAAGAAGCGTCAGACTATTGTGCAGACGAATGTATCCGGGAGCAATCCAGATTTTCCGTACAACCCGCAGCACTTCAAGATCGCGGGAACAGCGTTCACTTATGAGGAGGATGCCAGATTGCGGCACGAGGAGAAGATTCTGGAGGAGCGTCGGGAGCAGGCCCAGCGACTGAAAGTGGAGGTGGAGCAGTGGATGAACCACATTCCACAGAGGATGCAGCGGATCATCAAGTACAGAGTCTTCGAGGGGCTCAGTTGGAGTCAGGTGGCGGCAAAACTCGGAAGAAAGGCAACCGCAGACAGCGTGCGGATGGAATATCTGAGGTTTATGGAGGCGGCGTAGAAAAATTTGAGAGAAAATGAAAGTTTGTTCGTTTTGTTCGCAATGTTCGTTTTCAAAATGTTATAGTGTATCATGGAGAGAACGGAAGGAAGGGTTTCATCTTTTCTTTACCTCCTTGTGAATGTATTTTGAGCGGCGGCTAGGGGTCACAGCTTAGCCGCTGACTTGGGCAGTATCAGCCCGTGGAAAATGCCCGAATGATGCACGGTGCAGATTGGTACCCTGCACCAACTGGAACGTAGCTCAGAAGGAAGAAGCAGTCGCATGCTATTCGCATGAGTCGACAAGGGCGCAGGTTCGAGTCCTGCCGTTCCAACTCTCCATTGGATGGAGATTCTCCGATTTGTTACTCTTATACAAGGATTCCTCGCAGAGATGCGGGGAATTTTTGCGTGCAGAAATGAGGTGAGCTTGAGTGACGGAAAAACAGAAAAAGTTTTGCGATGAATATTTGAGTGATTTGAACGCCACTCGGGCATATAAAGCAGTGTATAAAGGCGTGAAAAGTGATGAAGTAGCTAAAGCGGCGGCAAGCAGATTGTTAACTAATGTTAACGTTAAAAAATATATAGCTGATCGGATGGAAGAGATTCACAACGAGAAGACGGCGGACGCCCAGGAAGTAATAGAGTATCTGACTTCCGTGCTTCGCGGAAAAAGCAGTTCCACAGAAATTGTAGTTGAAGGAACCGGCGACGGCTGCTCCGAGGCACGAACCATCGAAAAGGCACCGTCTGAGAAAGAGCGCTTAAAGGCTGCGGAGCTTCTCGGCAAGCGATACGGACTGTATACAGAGAAAGTTGATGTGGCAACCGATATGGATCTCAACATCACGATTGACTACGGGGAGGACGATTCCTGATGAATATAAACGTCCAGATGAATCCGGGCTTCAAAGAAGTTGACCGTTCCCGGAAAAGATATATCGTTATGAAAGGCTCTGCTGGATCAGGAAAGAGTGTTGATACGGCGCAGAATTATATCCTGCGGCTGATGCAGGATCCGGGAAGAAATCTTCTATGCGTTCGAAAGGCGGACGTGACCAACAGGGATAGCACTTTTGCAGAATTGCAAGGTGCTATTTTTCGCATGTTTGGGGAGCAGTACAAGAAATATTGGCATATTAACAGCTCCAACATGATTGTGGAGTGTAAAATCAACCGCAATCAGATCATTTTCCGAGGCGTCAACGATGAAAAGCAGCGTGAAAAACTGAAATCCATTACATTCAAACGTGGCAAGCTGACGGATGTCTGGATCGAAGAAGCCACGGAAATTACGCAGGCGGACTTCGAGATCATTGATGACCGTCTCCGTGGTGAACTGCCGGATGGACAGTTCTATCAGATCCGGATGACGTTCAACCCGGTATCGGCGTACCACTGGATTAAGCGTGTGTTCTTTGACCGGTCAGATCCGGATGTTCTGACACATCAGTCAACCTACGAGCAGAACCGCTTTATCGATGATGCCTACCGAAGACGTATGATGCGGCGTAAGGAAGTGGATCCAGAGGGGTATCGGGTGTATGGCCTGGGGGAATGGGGCGAGGTCGCCGGACTGATCCTCAAAAACTATGTTGTCGAAGAATTTGACTGTTCACCGGAACGATTCGATTACATGGTCAATGCACAGGATTTCGGATTCAATCACGCCAATTGCATCGGTGAGGTTGGCTTTAAGGATGGTGAGTTGTATCTATGCCGGGAACTGTACGTGTATGAGATGGACACGGACGAGATCATCCGGCTGGCGGAGGGGCAGTTCAACAAGCGCCTGCGCATGTGGTGCGATTCTGCGGAGCCGGACCGTATCAAGATGTGGCAGAAGGCGGGATACCGCGCAAAAGGCGTGCAGAAGGAGCCGAACAGCGTGCATGCCCAGATAGATTACCTGAAACAGCACAGAATCCATATTTACCCGTCCTGCGTCAATACAATAAAAGAAATTCAGCAATGGAAGTGGAAGAAGGATGAGCGTACCAACACTTATCTCGAAGAGCCAGTTCCATTTTTTGATGATGCCATGGCGATGCTTCGATACTCCATTGAGGAAGAACGCAAGGCGAAACCACGGCTGAACAGAAAGGTGAAAGGAGGGATATAGAAGTGCGAACGAATTTGTATAGGCTACCGTCGGAAGAGACGCTGACAGATGCCAAATTGAACGAATTTATCATGCGGCATTCCGGAGAGTGCGCATTTAGATACAGCATGCTGCAGGAGGCCTACGAGACGGATTACCCGATCCTGCATGAGCCGTTAAAGCCCAAGTGGAAGCCGGACAACCGGATCATGGTCAACTTTGCGAAATACATCGTGGATACGATGAACGGCTTCTTCATCGGGCATCCGATCAAACTGCAGGTAGACGATGGAAACGAAGCGGTTGAGAAATATGTTGATTTTCTGGATCAGTATAATGATCAGGACGATAACAATGCCGAACTGTCCAAGATCTGCAGTATCTTCGGCAAAGGCTATGAAATGTATTACGTAGATGAGAACGGAAATATCGGTATCACCTATCTGAGCCCGCTGGATGCATTCATGATCTACGACGATTCCGTGCTGGAAAGGGAACGATATTTCGTGCGGCTGTATTACGATTCGAATCAGATCCTTCATGGAAGCGTATCGGACGAGACGAAGGTCCGCTGGTTTACAATCAAAGGAAAATTACTCTGGGATGCAGACGAGAAGATACACGGCTTCGACGGCGTTCCGGCATCGGAGTACGTAGAAAACAAGGAGCGTATGGGAATCTTCGAGCCGGTCCTTACGATGATTAATGCATACAACAAGGCGATCAGCGAGAAAGCCAATGATGTTGACTATTTCGCGGATGCCTATCTCAAGGTTCTTGGTTCCAAGCTGGAAGAAGACGATGTGGCGCATATCCGGGATGACAGAATCATTAATTTCGACGGGGACACCGAACGGTTGATTGTCGAATTTCTTCAGAAACCGGATGGTGATACCACGCAGGAGCATCTGATCGATCGTCTGGAAAAGCTCATTTTCCATATCAGCATGGTGGCCAATATCTCGGATGAGAATTTTGGCACCAGTTCCGGCATCGCCATGAAATATAAGCTGCAGGCAATGAGTAACTTGGAAAAAACGAAAGAGCGGAAATTTACCAGTGGAATGAACCGGAGGTATCGTCTGATTTTCTCAAATCCGGTCTCAGGAATGAAAAAAGATGACTGGGTGAAGATCCATCCACATTTTACGCCGAACTTCCCGGCAAACCTGCAGGAAGAGGCAGAGATCGCGAAGAATCTGGAAGGCGTTGTCAGCCAGGAAACACAGCTCGGCGTGCTGTCAATCGTGGATAATGTGCAGAATGAAATCGAGAAAATCGATGCAGACCAGGATAAGGTGAGAGCGGATCCGGTAATGGAGCAGATGTTTGGCGGCGGTGGACAGGATGACGAGTAAGGAATACTGGAAGAAGCGTGAGACGGAGCATGCTAGGCAGAATAAGATGTCTGAGCAGGTTTATGCAGAAGAGATCCGAAAGACCTATGCGTATATGGCAGACCAGATCCAGAAGGAGATCGATGGATTTTATACAAAGTATGCCACAAAAGAGGGAATCTCACTGGCGGAGGCAAAAAGGAGAGTTTCCAAGCTTGACATCGAAGAATATGGCAGGAAAGCGGCGAAATACGTCAAGGAAAAAGATTTTTCCGACCAGGCGAATGAAGAGATGCGGCTGTACAATGCGACCATGAAAATCAATCGTCTGGAGCTGCTGAAAGCCAATATCGGGCTGGAAATGGTATCCGGCTTCGACGAACTACAGAAATACTTTGACAAGACGCTGACACAGCAGACAATAGAAGAATTTCGCAGGCAGGCGGGCATTCTTGGCAATTCCGTGCAGGAAAACGGGAAAATGGCGCGGGCAATTGTCGATGCGTCATTCCATAACGCCACTTATTCCGATCGAATCTGGACGTATCAGGACATGCTGAAAGCAGAGCTGGATAAGCTGTTGAAAACGGGGCTGATCCAGGGAAAGAACCCGCGGGAGCTTGCGGTGCACCTGCAGAAACGCTTCGGTGCAAGCAGGGAGGATGCAGAGCGGCTCATGGTCACGGAGCTTGCCAGAGTCCAGACAGAAGCGCAGAAACAGTCCTACCTTCGAAACGGATTCGAGGAGTATACATACGTTGCCTGCGGGAATGCAGATGTCTGCGAACGGTGCCAGGCGTTGGATGGCAGGCATTTCAAAGTTCAGGACATGATGCCGGGGACGAACGCGCCGCCGATGCATCCGCGGTGTCACTGCTCCACGGCAGCCTATGAAGACAGTGCAGAATATGAGAAATGGTTGGACTTTCTGGAGCAGGGTGGTACCACAGAAGAATGGGAAGCATCGAAAAACAGAAAGGCAAGATATAAAGACAACGAAGGAATATTCCAAACATTGGATGGCAGATCAAAGGGGCGAGACGTTATCAAACCTCGAAATATCATGAAAGAAATGAAAAAGTCCAGCATCGGAACGGAAATGTTGGAATATCTTCAGGAAAATGATATTCAAATAAAGGTATGGTACGGAGTTGATGTTGATGAAGGACTGGACGGACTTTTCGAAGATGGAGAAATCAACATTTATGCTGATAATACCAAAACGGTTCGTGAAACGGCTATTACGGTGATTCACGAGGCCACGCATGCCAAAATCAACAAGCCAAATACCAAAAGTCAAGAACTGCAATGCTATGTGAACGAGTACAGGCATCAAAACATTGAATTGACAGAGAAAGTGCTCCAGGATATAATTAATCATATAAATGATAAATATCCGAATCTGAAATGGGAGTGATTGTTTATGACGAATACTCTGAATATTCCGCCTCATGAGAGAGTAAAGCTCTTGAGGAAAGGCGAAAAAGTTTTGTGCAAAAAATGTAAAACAGGAATCATGATTCCTGTTGGCGACCGTGAAAAAACCAATACTTTTTACTGTGATTCTTGCAAGAATCAGTTAATTATCAACTGATGATAAGGAGACAGGACAAATGGCTCAGAATGATTATTTCGTGATTGTATACCAGGTACTGAAATATCTGTATGAATGCTTGAAAAAGGGTGAAAAACCAGAAGCGTGTTACCTTACAGCATCAGCTTATAATATTCCTGAGAATTATTGGCAGTATATCATTTTAAGCCTGATTACGGAAGAATATGTAAAAGGCATTGCTGTTAATCATACGAAAGATGGCGTTCTTTTAGGCGATCTGCCGGATGCTATTATCACGCCCAAAGGTATTTCATATCTGTTTGAGAATTCATTGATCGAAAAGGCAAAAAGGACGTTGAAAGACGTAAAAGAAATGGTTCCATTTGTATAATTAACCACCAGTCGAGAGGCCGGTGGTATTTTTGTACCTAATTTAAAAAGGAGGATTTGAGAATGAAAAAAGCTATGCTGAGTCAGCCTATGGGAGGCAAAACAGACGAAGAAATTATCGAAACCAGAGAAAGAGCCATGAAAGCTTTGAAAGAAAAGGGATTTGAAGTTGTAAATACGCTTTTCACAGACGAATGGTACAGCCATGAGAATATGGAAAAACGCGGAGTTGTTCAGATTCCGCTGTGTTTTCTGGCAAAATCTCTTGAAAACATGAGTTTGTGTCATGCAGTTTATTTCTGCAAAGGCTGGGAGAATGCTCGTGGATGCAGAATCGAACATGACGCTGCGGTAGCCTACGGACTGGAAATTATTTATGAATAGGAAAAAAAAGATGAAGAAAAAGGTAATGGCCTTGTTGGCGGTGTTTGTTCTGTTATGTGCATTTCTTACTGGTTGCACCGAGGTGTATAAAGTCAGCAACAATATTTCGCAGGAAGCCGACAATTTCAATGTAACCCGCAAACTCACAGTGTTAAATGCCAGAACCGACACGATCCTGCTGGAACTGACAGGAACATTTGCCCTGAAAAATAATACGGATAACGAACTTGAGGTCATTATCGAGACAGAAGAGGGCAAATACAAGAAAGATCTGGTATATCTAAATGACTATACCATGTATGTTGTCGAAGATGTTTCCGGAGCAGATGTAGATAAATACCATTATGAAATTAATTTTCTGCCAGAGTGGGGAGCGACAGTAACACACAAAGACTGAAAGGGCAACCATGATTGAAGTAAAAATCCGTCCGGATGAGATTACATTATTCGGCCATGCAAATTATGCAGTAGCGGGGCAGGATATCGTTTGCGCCGGCGCAACGGCACTGGTGCAGACGCTGATCCGGTCGATCGAGGATCTGACAGAGGATAAAATAGAATACAGCATATCACCCGGATGGGCAGATATCAAATACGGGAATTTATCAGAGAAAGCAAAAACTCTGGTGGATTCCTTTTTTGTTGGCATCTGTATGATCGCTGACGAATACCCGGACTGTGTCCGGATTGTGTAACAGGTGTGACCGGGATGTCGTTAAACTACAACACCAGGAGCAACGGCACGGGCCTGCATGGAACGGGACGGGGCAGAAAGGGAAAAGAAATGAAGTACAGAAACATGCGTTGGAGAATTCCAATGAACAACCTGCAGTTATTTGCAGAAGGTGAAGGAGACGGCAGCGGAGCCGGAAACGGAAACGAGGACGGAGCCGGAGCAGGTTCTGGAGATAGCGGCAATGAGATGTCATTTGATGATTTTCTTGGGCAGGCAGAGAATCGAGCAGAGTTCGACCGCAGGGTCCAGAAGGCGATAAATACAGCAGTGACCAAAGCGCAGGAAAAGTGGCAGGCACTGACTGATGACAAGCTTTCAGAGGCGGAAAAGCTTGCAAAGATGACTAAAGAAGAGAAAGCAGAGTACAAGACTCGAAAGCTGGAGAAAGAGCTGGCGGATCTGAAACGGCAGAATTCGATTTCTGAGATGTCAAAAACAGCCAGAAAGATGCTGTCAGATGAAGAAATCAGCATTCCGGATGAACTTCTGGCACATCTGGTATCGGAAAGCGCTGAAGATACAAAAGCGGCAGTTGAAGCTTTCGGAAAGATGTACAAGGACGCAGTGCAGGCTGCCGTAAAAGATGCCCTGAAGGGAAATGCACCAAAGGGCGGATCCGGCGGGAAAGGTGCTGTGACAAAAGAACAGATTCTTGCAGTCAGCAACCCAATTGAACGGCAGCGGCTGATTGCGGAAAATATTGCATTATTTCAGTAGGAGGAAAACAGCATGCATAGAATTGGAAAATTAGGGCTGCAGGTATTTGCGGCACCGGATAACATGACAGATCAGGCACAGATCCGGGTAAAAGCCCGCGAGATTGATTTCGTAACATCTTTCGGCAAAAACATTCAGGCGCTGCTTGACATCCTGGGCATTATCCGAATGATCAAGAAAGATAACAACACCGTTTTAAAGACAAAAAAGGTGACAGGAAATCTGCAGTCCGGTGAGGTCGCAGAGGGCGAAGAGATCCCGTACTCCCAGTACGCTGTGGAAGAAATTCCGTTTGATACTATTAAAATCAGCAAGTATCGTAAGGGAGTAACCCTGGAGGCAATCGCGGAAAAGGGATATGATGCCGCAGTACAGGATACCGACGAAGAGTTCAAAACCGATCTGCAGAACGTTGTCATGGATAAGCTGTACGCACAGCTGAAAGCAGGTTCTCTGACTGGCCATGAAAGCACTTGGCAGATGGCGGTTGCTATGGCAATCGGAAAGGTTAAAGATAAGTTCAAAAAGATGAGAAGAACGGCTACCGGCGTAGCAGTATGGGTAAATACACTGGATGTGTATAAATATATCGGTGCCGCGGATATCTCCCTGCAGACAGCGTTCGGCTTTGAGTACATGAAGAAATTCCTTGGCGCTGATGTTGTCTTCGTAAGCTCTGAAATCCCGGAAAACGTCGTCATTGCTACTCCACTCAACAACATCATCGGATATTACATCGATCCGGGCGACTCTGAGTTCGTAAAAGCTGGCCTCAGCTATACAACGGACCCGACTACTCATTTTATCGGTTTCCATGCACAGGGTACCTACGAGAGAGCAATTTCGGATCTGTACGCTATTATGGGTCTGCGCTTATTCTGTGAGTACCTGGATGCCATCGCCTACATCTCCGTTGGTGGCGCGGATACACAGACTCTTGGAAAACTGACCGTAACGGCGGCAGAAGGATCTGAAACAGGAAAAACAAAAATCTCCGTAAAAGAGCAGCTGATGTCTATGAAAAACTGCTGGAAGTACAAAGATGCGGCATCCGCGACTACCGTGAAATACGGCGATGACGTGAAAAACTGGAGCAAATGGGATGGAGAATCCGAAATCGCATCTACAGCAACCCATCACATCACGCTGGTTGAGTGTGATCAGAACTATAAAGCAGTTCGTTCCGGCGATGTAACAGTAGCTGTGAAGAGCTGAGAAGGAGGAACCTATGTACAGGGTGATTGAATACTTTACGGATCTTCATGACGATGACCATGAGTACCGAGAGGGTGATGTTTTCCCACGCGAGGGAATCAAGGTATCGAAAGAGCGTCTGGAAGAGCTTGCTTCGGATAAAAACCTGCGTGGAACCCCGGTGATCGAACTGGTAAAAGAACCAGAGAAGTAGGAGGCAGTCGATGCTCGAAGATCTGAAACTGCTTCTTGGACTGGAAGACACAGATAAAAAGACAGAACAGCAGCTACAGCTGATTCTGAATGCCACGAAACAGCGGTTGAAATTTCTTCTTGGCGGTCTGGAGCCGCCGGAAGAAATGGAATACATCATATTGGATGTTTCAGTCATTCGATTCAACCGAATCGGATCAGAAGGGCTCTCCTCTCACAGTGTTGAGGGCGAGAGCCTTTCCTGGTCTGAAAATGATTTTGCCGGGTACATGGATGATATTCAGTCTTATCTGGACAGCCAGCGGGAGGCAAGGAAGGGAAAGGTGAAGTTTTTGTGAGATACGATACGCCAATTTTCTTCCGGCGAGTCCTGCCGGGTGAGTATGATCCAACGACTGGAAACTATGCCGACGATCAGGTAACAGAGGTGCGGAAAATGGCATCTGTGATGGATACGCGGGCGGAAATCATGCAGATCGTATACGGTGGGATCCGTCAGGGCAGCGTGACAGTGCAGCTCCAGAACCATTATCAGAAGCCATATGACAGAATTCGGATCGGGAACACGAACTATAAAGTGGACTATACGCGAAAATTGCGTGTAAAACAGACATTCATACTATCGGAGGTGGTCTGATGCCGAAAATCAAGCTGGAAGGAATGGAAAAACTGCAGGTTAAACTGAAAAAAAACGTGCAGATGAGTAAAGTGAAACAGATAGTAAAGGATAATGGTGCAGCGCTGCAGGAGGCCGCACAGAGAAAAGCTCCAGTGGATACTGGTAATTTGAAACGAAACATCGGTCTTGAGATCCGAGATGGCGGTCTTACGGCGGAAGTAGAGCCGACGGCAGAGTATGCGGCGTATGTGGAGTATGGTACCCGTTTTATGAACGCACAGCCTTATATGCGGCCGTCCTATAACCAGCAGAAGGAAAAATTCAAGTCGGATATGAAGAAATTAGTGAGGTGAACTGATGGATCCACAGCAGGAATTGTTCAGTGCCCTTCTGGTTGCACTGAAAAAAGAATATCCGGACAGCGTGTATGATACGTTTCTGCCGCCGGAAGGCACGCCATACCCGTTTCTTTATCTGGCAGACAACGACCAGAATGACAGGGAAAATAAAAGCGCTGTGTTCGGGACGGTCAGCCAGACGATCCATGTATGGCACAGCAATCCACGGCAGCGTGGAACGGTATCACAGATACTGCTGCAGGCAAAACAGATCTGCAGGAAATTAGAACATACCGGACACTTTTCCTGGTCCGTGCAGGACTTGAATCAGAGAATATTGCCGGACACAACTACCAATCAGCCACTTCTTCACGGCATCGTGGAAGTGACTTTTTTATTCAGTTAGGAGAACAGCATGAGAAAAACAATTGATTTGCAGTTATTTGCAGATGCGATCCGTGGCAAAAAGATCGTCTATCTGTACCGTCTCAAGAAAGACGCGGCTAAAAATGCAGCTACAGCATTAGCCTTTACTACAGAAAACGGAAGAACGACAAGCAAGGATGCAGATACCACAGAGACCAAGGACGGCACGATTCGAACCCCGGGAGCAGCCGAGGTTGAGATTACGGCAACCAGTATTCTTGCCAAGGGCGACACACTGATCGACTCTCTTGAAGATGCCATGATCAATGATGAACTGGTCGAGATCTGGGAAGCAAATCTGGATGAACCAGCATCCAGCGGAAGCAATAAATTCAAGGGAAAATATTTCCAGGGTTACGTAACGGAGCTGGAAAAGACTTCGAATGCCGAGGATATGGTAGAAGTATCCCTTACCTTTGGCGTAAACGGAACCGGCGAGAAAGGCGATGTGACAGTGACAGCCGCACAGCAGGAAGTAGCGGCATACGTATTTACAGATACAACTAAAACAGGAGCGTAAAAATGCAGAGGGCGAGCAATCGTCCTCTTTTTTGAACAGTAAAGGAGAAAAATGATATGGAACTTACAATCAATGGACAGGTGTATCAGTTTAATTTTGGCATGGGATTCATGAGAGAAATGAATAAAAAAGTAACTATGCCGGTAGACGGAGTAAAAGATGCTAAGAAGAACATTGGCCTGAGATACGCTGTGGCAGGGATCATGGACGGAGATGTAGAGTCTCTTGAGGATCTGTTACTCGTAGCGAATAAAGGGCAGAATCCGAGAGCAACTACAGAAATTCTGGATGAATATATTGATGATCCGGATACCGATATCAATCAGCTCTTCGAAGATACGATGGGTTTCTTAAAGAGTGCAAATGCTACGAAGAAATGCGTCCAGAATCTCGAGAAGACGATCGAGGAAGAAAAAGCGAAGAAGTAGGCGATATAACTCATGAAGAGGCGAGCTTCGAAGAACAATACCGGGAAGCTGCAATCAGCTGCTTCCGGTATTTGGGATTCACATCGTTTGAGCAGGTTGATCGTCTGACGATAGCACAGTACGAAATTATGATGGAAGCGCTGAGATATCGGATAGTAGACGACGAATACAGGGCACATCGGCAAGCCTTTCTGAATTTTGCTGCCCAGGCGCAGAAAAAATCTGGGAAGAAAACAGTGCCAGTATACAAAAGATTCCGAAATTTCTTCGACTATGAAAAAGAATTAAAAAATGTGAAGGAAAAGAAACATAAGAAGAGCGATCCGCGTTTTGTTGGAATATCCAAGTTGTTAAAGAAAGGAGGGCGAACAGATGGCAGAATCTTATAGTGTAAAAGCGGTTTTGTGCGCGGAAGATAAAAACTTCTCGTCAATGATGAAATCATGTAGCAGTTATGCTGATAATCTGAAAAATACGCTTACAAGTGGAATTGGATTTGGTGCTATGGCGGCGATTGGATCCAAGGCAGTCTCGGCAATCGGAAGCGGACTGAAAAGCTTGACTGCTGGTGCAATAAGCGCTGGCGCGAATTTTGAGAATGCTATGTCGTCTGTAGCAGCTATTTCCGGAGCTACAGGATCCGACTTTGATAGACTGTCTGAAAAGGCAAAACAGCTTGGAAAATCCACGCAGTACACCGCAAGCGAGACAGCTTCTGCGATGGAGTATATGGCAATGGCCGGCTGGAAAACTGAGGATATGTTAAATGGAATCGAAGGTGTAATGGATCTAGCCGCAGCGTCGGGAGAAGATTTGGCAGGCGTTTCTGACATTGTAACAGATGCGATGACAGCGTTCGGCTTATCAGCAGATGGCACAACCAAAATTATTAAAGATGGTTTTACGAAAGAAGTTTCTAACGCTTCACATTTTGCTGACGTTCTTGCAGCGGCTTCGGCCAATTCCAATACAAATGTTGCCATGTTGGGTGAATCATTTAAATATGCGGCTCCGGTAGCTGGATCGTTAGGCTATAGTGTAGAAGATACAGCCATCGCTCTCGGTCTCATGGCTTCATCAGGATTGAAAAGCAGCATGGCCGGAAGTAGCCTTCGAACTATTCTGACGAATCTTGCAAAGCCAACAGATGATATCAGTGACGCAATGGATTATTTGGGCATATCGTTGCAGAATGGTGATGGCTCGATGAAGTCTCTGATGGACATTGTAACCGATCTGCGCGGTGCATTTGGACAATGCAAAATGCCAATGGATCAGTTCCAAGAGAACCTTGCAAAACTTGACGAAAAGTATGCCAATGGAGAGCTGACAGAAAAGAAGTATAATGAAGCATTAGCAGATTTAACGGAAAAGGCTTATGGAGCAGAGGGAGCGTTAAAGGCCAAATACGCTGCTACGTTAGCTGGAAAAGAGGGTATGTCAGGTCTGCTTTCAATCGTGAGTGCGGCACCAGAGGATTTTGACAAGTTAACCAATGCCATTTATAACAGTGACGGTGCAGCCAAAGAAATGGCAGAGATCAAAATGGATAATCTTCAGCACGATGTCGTGAAACTGCAGTCTGCTATGGAAGGACTTGGAATTACTGCATTCAACCAGGTTGGCGGAAAAATGAGAGGTTTGGTTGGCATCGCAACTGAGACGGTTGGAAAAATTGATGAAAAGCTTGCCAGCGGAAAAGGGATCGAAAAGGCTGTCGATAAAATAGAATCAATGGTTGAGAAAGCAAAACCATATTGGGATATTTTCAAAACGGACGCATTGGAAGCGGGAACGGCACTGGGCGATGCGGCTGGGGCGATCATAGGAGATATCAAGAAGCTTTCAGGTTCTTTTGGTAGCACAGAAAGTATTGAAAATTTCTCTACCACTTTGGGAGAGGTCAAAGATGGAATTGTAGCAGTTTCGGGATTTTTGGAAAAACATTCGGACGCGATTGCAAAAGTAGCGGTGGCACTTCCGAAACTCTTGATTGCATATAAAGGCTTTAAAATCGTTAAGGCTGTAGCACCGTTTGTTGGCGCATTTACAGGAGCTGTTGGAGGGCTGGCAAAGGCTGGACTCGGGAAAATCGCACCTGGGCTATTTGGTGTTTCAAAAGGCCAGGAGGCGGTTGGAAAATCCAGCGGCGGTAGTTCGAAGAAAATGGTAGCGTCTGCCAAGGCTTTTATGATGATGGGCGTTGGAGTGCTGGCGATCAGCGCAGGATTCTACTTGCTTGCACAGTCGGCAATTGCAGTAGCCAATGCTGGTCCGGGGGCAATAGCTGTTTTTGCCGGTTTGATTGGCGTGGTAGTAGGGCTCGCAGTTGGTATGACGAAAATGTTTTCATCTATGTCCGGCGGTTCAAAGAAATTAACAGCGATGGCACCGGCGCTTCTGGCGTTGGGAGCGGCTGTGCTAATGATTAGCGCAGGTTTGGCACTTTTGGCATATTCTTCGATTCAGTTGGCGAGTGCCGGTCCGCTGGCTATCGGCGTAATGGTAGGAATGGTGGTTGCACTTGGCGGCTTGATGCTGGTGGCCAAGAGTGTAGCGCCAACGCTTTCGGCCGGAGCGGTTGGATTTGTTGCGTTTGGCGCTGCGGTATTAATTGCAGCAGCCGGAATCAGTTTGTTATCCTTGGCGGCTATTAATCTTGCAAATGCCGGTCCGCTGGCTATTGGATGTATGGTTGGCATGGTTGCGGCAATCGCTTTGTTGGCAGTTGGAGCGGCTGCTCTTGGACCAGCACTAACAGCGGGAGCAGTTGGCTTTATTGCATTTGGAGCCGCTATTGTTTTGGTAGCAACAGGTGCGTTGATTGCCAGCGCGGCATTGGCGGTTGTGTCCGCTGTTCTTCCTTCAATTGTACAATATGGAAGCCAGGGAGCGGTAGCTATTGCTCAGCTTGGCACAAGCATGATTGTTTTTGGCACCGGAGCTGCTGTTGGAGGAGTTGGCGCAACCGTGCTCGGAGTTGGTCTTGCGTTGGTCGGCGTAACTGCACTGGCTGCAGCCGCAGGAGTAATTGCATTGGCTGCCGGAGCAGCGGTGCTTGGAGCTTCGCTTGTGATGGCAGGTGCAGGTTTGACAATTATGGGAGCAGCATTTCCACTTGTAGCGGCTGGTGCAAAGGTCAGTGCAGCCGGATTGGCGGCATTACTTGGATCAGGTACTGCGGCCAGTGCGGTTTTTGTGATTTTGGCAGGATCTTCTGGCGCGGCAGCTGTAACAGTTGGCGTATTTGCAGCGGCAATGGTGGCCGGAGCCGCAGGAACCGGTCTTATGGTAGTTGCTCTGAAATCAGTAAATTCCAGCATGAAGTCAATTGCTGGAAATGCAAAGAGCGCAGAAAAATCGCTCACGAGCATGAAATCGAGCGTCAATGTTGTAAATTCCGGATTGGATGCATTGGGGAACAAAGCAAAAAACGCTATCAGTGCATTAATTAAGCAGTTTTCTCAGGGAGAAAGCAAGGCAAAAACTTCTGGAAAAGCGGTTGGAAATAATTTCAACAATGGCGTTTCAGCAGGAATGTCAAAGGCGGTCTCTACGGCCGGAACAATGTCAAATTCGATTGTAATTACCATGCGATCATCGGCAGGCGGTGCCTATAACAGCGGCGCATACATCGGAATGGGACTTGCAAATGGTATGGCAAGCCAGGTTGGACATGTAAGAGCAGTGGCGGCACAGCTTGCGGCGGCTGCAGAGGCGGCGATCCGGGCGAGAGCACAGATCCACAGCCCATCACGGGTGACAGATAAACTCGGCAATTATTTCGGTATCGGCTGGGTCAACGGCATTATGGATCATGTGCAGGAGGCGAGGCAGGCCGCCATGGAATTGATACAGGTTCCGGAGCTTACACCTGCGCCGGAAATCGGAATGAGCCTTCGGACAGGATCTGAAGACCTGAACGACAGCTACCAGTACAGCAGTAATGGAAAATATACCATCTATGTACCCGTTAATCTGGACGGAAGAGAAATCGGAAAAGCGACCGCAACGTATACACGAGAAGAAATTGAGAAACAGGAGACAAGGGAGAACCGAAAGAAAGGCAGGAGAATGAATGTATAACTTTGTAGATACAACAGAGCGATACCCAGGGCAGAACCTGCCTTCGGAGGCTCTCATGTTTAATGGAAGTTATCTTGAGAACGTAGTTCCCGGCTATCGGACACTTTATGTGTCCGGCCGGGAAATTTTGGGTACGGAGATTACAGATCTGGAAACAGGCGTGTCTGACGGTACAAAGTATCGACGAAAGCGTTATCAGCCAAGGACTATTGTGGTGGGATATCAGCTGGTAGCCGAAGATAATGCAGCTTTTCGCAGTGCTTACAACAAACTGAATGCTCTTCTGGATGCAGAACAGGCAACCCTTATTTTTGCAGATGAACCGGACAAATATTATATCGGAACAAAGCAGGGAACGAGTGAAGTGCCGGCGGGAAGAAATGCGATCACTGCGGAGCTGGAATTTTACTGCGCGGATCCATTCAAGTATTCGGTGGAAGAATTTACGGTGAATCCGACTGCGGATGACGGAAAAACGTTCATTGTGTCGTACAACGGCACTTATCGGGCCTTTCCAAAGCTTCAGGCAGTAATGCACAGTGAAAATGGAGTAGTAGGTTTTGTAAATGACTCCAAGAAAATTCTTCAGTTCGGTGATCCGGATGAGTTGAACGGAGAAACATACAAAAAAAGCGAACTGATAACAAGCTATGCTGACCAATATGTCTGGTCACAGGATGCGGCGTGGAAAGATGATACAGGGAGCAACTTCTTATACAGTAACAGCAAGACGGCTGGAAAGCTGGGTGTCATGAGCGTAGACAGCATCAAAGGTCTGTATCTGGCCAGCAGTGGATATGTAAGTCCAAACACAAACGGCTGGAATGGAGCTATGAAATCTATTGATGTGGTAGATTCCAATGGAGCAAAGGGAGCGACGCACCTCTATTGTTACATGAACAGCTGGTTTGAAACTGGTCTTATGGGGCAGACGGGCTGCCAGGCGATTGCTTTCTGCGATGCGAACGGAAAAATGATCTGCTGCCAGGAGATATACAAAACCGATACGATCGGAAACACAGCGCACATGAATATGTGGGTAGGTGGAAACAACCCGCGTATCGTCAAAACATATACTTTTGAACCTTGCCATCGAAAAGATGCAAACCCATACAGCCAAACGTATGGCGCAAGCGACATGATGAAACATGGAGAGAAAATACGTTTTTTCTGGAAGGGCAGTTATCCGGAATTTACAGTTCCAGAATTAAAAGATGTGAAAGTGGCAACAGTGAAATTGTATTTGGGACAGTGGGGAAGTCGAAATACAGGAAATCAGCTTGTCACCAGAAATTATTTCCGCGGCATCTTCGTGAGAATTGACAATGTAGAAAAATGGCGTGATATTCCGAATAAATTTTCGGTAAATCAGGTTTTGACAGCTGACTGTAGCAATGGAGAGGTCATGTTACAGGGACTTCCGAGACAGGATCTTGGTGCGTTGGGCAACGATTGGGAGAACTTTTGCCTGCAGCCTGGAATGAATCAGATCCAATGCATTGCATCGGACTGGGCAACACAGCCAACATACACAATGAAATACAGGGAGGTGTTTCTATGATTTTATATTTTGCGGACCGACATATGAATGTCCTTGGGCAGGCAAGCACAGAGCTACCGAAGGGATTGTACATTTCTGATGATCTGAAAACAGAAGAGGTGGAAGCAGGTGTTGCTACACTAGAATTTACGCTGAATTACACGGCGAGCACGCGGAATGATGCGAAACAGTATGGTTCTGTTGGCAATTATATTCTTCGGAAGAATGGCGATGAGCAGGAATTTTATACGATCATTACCAGCGAAGAAAATATTTTCAAACAGGAAGTAGAAATCTATGCCGAGGATGCCGGTATGGATCTCCTGAACGAGACAGTTGGCGAATACAAAGCAGACAAGGCATATCCAGCGAGCTACTATGTTGAAAAATTCAGCGACGATTCCGGCTTTGAAATTGGAATCAATGAGGTCAGCAATTATAACCGGAAACTGTCCTGGGAGGGTGAGACCACCGCTTCTGAGCGTATTTTGAGCGTTGCCACGCAGTTTGACGCGGAAGTTTCCTATACTTTTGAAATCGACCGGTTGAAAATCAAGCACAAATATATCAACCTGCATAAGAAGCGCGGCGTAGATCAGGGGCGAGAACTTCGGATCAACCGGGAAGTGAAAAATATCATTGTAAAAAGTTCAGTAGAAGATCTGGCTACGGCACTTTCCGTTACCGGCGGATATCCGGAAGACAGTGAAACGCCGATCAATCTGAAAGGGTATAAGTATGATGACGGCGATATATATCTGTCCGGCAGTACGATTTATTCCCGGAGCGCAGTGGCCAAATGGAGCCGGTATCTTTCCGAAAAAGGAAATGGAACCGGTCATATTGTCCAGACTTACACCTATGATACGTTAAGTCAGTCAGAGTTGTGCAATCGTGCCGTATCAAAGCTGAAAAAGATCTATGATGCAGCCGTATCCTACGAAGTGGAACTGGCGTATCTGCCGGATGGAATCAAGATCGGCGATACAGTGAACATTGTAGATGATGCCGGAGAACTGTATTTGTCTGCAAGAATCATGAAACTGGAGTCCTCCATTTGCAATGATGAGTACACGGCAACGCTGGGCGAATACAAGCTGAAATCGAGTGGAATTTCAGAAAAGATGGAGAGCCTGGCTGCACAGTTTGAAAAACTGGCAAAGAACCGGACGTTTTACACTTGGGTTGTGTTTGCTGATACGGAAACGGGCGGCGGAATATCGCTCAAATCAGCTGGAAAGACATACATGGGTATCGCATACAATCAGACGACAAAACAGCCGGTACTTACAGACCCGAGCATCTATACCTGGGTAAAGGTTGTTGGAGAGCAGGGAATTGCGGGAGAGCCCGGAAAGAATGGTCTGACTAGTTTCTTCCATGTGAGATATGCTGATGTTCCGAACCCGACAGCAAATCAGTTGCGGAAGGATACAGGAAAATATATCGGTACCTACGTGGACTATATATTGGAGGACAGTACAGATCCGACCAAGTACACCTGGCGAAAATTTCAGGGCGATGACGGAGAGGACGGCGCCGATGGAACCCCTGGAGAAAACGGTGCGAATGGTGAAACCAGTTATCTGCATATCGCTTATGCAACAAGCGCGGATGGAAAGACAGGCTTTTCGACAACCAACGCCGTCGATAAAACGTATATAGGCCAATACGTGGATTTTACCAAGGCTGACAGCACCAATCCGGCGAAGTATCATTGGAGCAAATTTCAGGGGCCGAAAGGAGATAAGGGAGATCCGGGCGAGCAAGGACTGCGCGGCCTGCAGGGCGATAAGGGTGATCAGGGAATCCAGGGACCCAAAGGCGCTGACGGAAAAGATGGAAAAACGACGTATTTTCACATCAAATATTCTGCGGTTTCGAATCCGACCTATGCGTCTCAGATGACAGAGACACCGTCAAAATACATTGGAACGTATGTGGATTTTACACAGACGGATTCGGATGATCCGAAGAAGTACAGCTGGCAGCAGCTGGAAGGTTCGCAGGGGCCACAGGGAAAACAGGGAATTTCAGGTACCAATGGAGCAGACGGGAAAACCAGTTATCTGCACATCAAATATAGTAATGACGGTGGGAAGACATTCACCGGGAACAGTGGTGAGGATATTGGCGCTTATATCGGAACATGCGTGGACTATGCAAAAGATGATCCTACAAGTGTCGGAATGTATAAGTGGGCGAAAATCAAAGGCGAGGCTGGAGCCAAAGGTGATAAGGGTGATACGGGTAAGGGGGTTAAATCGACATCTGTTGCATACCAGGTTTCAACTTCCGGAACAACAGTTCCAACTGGCACATGGTCTGGGTCTGTGCCATCTGCATCCGCGGGGCAGTATCTGTGGACACGTACAATCATCACTTACACTGACGACACAACATCCACGATATATAGTGTCGGCCGTATGGGAACCAATGGTGCAAATGGCACCAATGGAAAGAGTATTGGATCAGTAGTCAATTATTACCTGGCAACGGCATCTTCCAGCGGAGTTACAACGGCGACGAGTGGATGGACAACAGCTGTCCAGTCGGTGTCTGCGGCTAAGAAGTATCTTTGGAATTATGAGGTTGTGAAGTATACCGACGGAACCGTGGCGAGTACAACTGCGCCTTGCATCATTGGATCATACGGTGATCGGGGAAGTAAAGGGGATAAAGGTGATACCGGATCAACCGGAAATGGCATTAAAAGCATTACTGAGCACTATGCAGTCTCCACATCCAATTCGACTGTTCCTACATCGTGGTCATCCACCGTTCCGACAATGACAGAGAGCAATAAATATCTCTGGAACTACGAGACAATTACTTATACAAATGGGACAACTGTAGACACAACAAAACGAGTTATCGGTGTATATGGTAACAAAGGTGCTACAGGGGCTACTGGTTCACAGGGATATAGTCTTGTGGCAAATGTGGTTAGAGATGCCTTCACAGAGTCTCGGTGGACAACATATGGAACGATTAATCACGAAGAAACTTGGTCCAGCACATCTGGTATCCGTAACGGTTGCCGGATTGGTGATATGTTTGCAATCGTTGGAACTGCAACGGACACAAAAAATGCTCATGTTGCTTATTATCGGAGTAATACTGCATCTGGAGATCTGAAAGGTTTGTGTATAAGCCATACAATTATCCCGAGGGGTGCAACAGGAGCTACCGGCAGTAAGGGAGATAAGGGCGATACTGGTGCAAGTGGAAAAGGCGTTAAATCTACTGCAGTAACATATCAGGCAAGTTCGTCTGGAACTACGATCCCTACTGGAGTATGGTCAGCAACTCCTCCGGCGACAAGTGCGGACAAACCATATTTCTGGACTCGTACGATCATCACCTATACGGATAATACAACTTCAACTGCTTACAACGTTGGTAGTACACCGGAAGGAATTGTCGTCGGTGGGCGAAATTTGGCGACCAATACCAATAAAGGAACAACCGGATGGAGTTGGTCAATGCAAACTGGCGGCTATTCCAAAGAATCTGTATCCGAAACTGGGGTTAATACATGTAAGCTTACACGAGATTCGGTAAAACAATCCGGATGGTCTGTAATACAGTTTTCTTATATTGGACGCACAAAATGGGAGGCTGACACGAATTATACCGTATCCGTAGATGTCAAAGCAAGTGTTTCTACATCGATGAATCCAGACTTTAGACATAGTGACGGTTCAAACATGTTGATACAATCATGTAAAGCCGTAAACAACAAAACAGTTGCGAATGTATGGACAAAACTGGTATGGGTTGTAAAATCAGCAGCAACATTGCCTAGCGGAACTTCACAGAATACATATTTTACCGGAATGAACAGTAATGTTGGGGTCTCATATCAGTTTAAAAACCTTAAGATCGAAAAAGGCAATACGGCAACTGACTGGACTCCAGCACCTGAGGATTATGTGTCTTTTGTTGACGTGGAGTATTATCTTTCGACATCGCCGATTTCTCTTTCTGGAGGATCATGGTCGACGACAGCGCCAACATGGGTTAATGGAAAGTATATGTGGAGCCGTACGGTAACAACGGACGGAGCTGGTAACAGAACGTATTCGCCAAATCAAAATGGAGTTTGCATTGCAGGAGCACAGGGAGCAACCGGAGCCAAAGGTGACAAAGGAGATACTGGAGGGACTGGTGCAACCGGTAAAGGCGTTAAATCTATTGTAGAACAGTATTACAAATCAACGTCAGCAACAGCCATGTCCGGCGGATCGTGGAGCACGACTTATCCTGGATGGGAGAACAGTAAATATATTTGGACGAGATCGGTGATTACCTATACTGACAACACGACTTCAACGACAACAGCAGTTTGCGTCACGGGAAGCAAAGGCGACACAGGTGCAACCGGTGCCAAAGGTGATAAAGGGGATAAAGGAGCAACTGGTCCTCAGGGACCACAAGGTCCTCAAGGTGTAAAAGGCGATAAAGGTCCTCAGGGAGATAAAGGTGCAACCGGCGCAACAGGTCCTCAAGGTCCACAGGGCGCTGCAGGTAAGGACGCAAATCAGGTAGTGCATACGGTAAATGGAAACGGTGAGTCAAATCTTTATGTCGAATTTGCTACAATAAAGATCACAGGTTCGTATGCAAATCAGCCAACAACATTTAAACTTGGTGGCAGAGGTTTTGAGACAACAGATGTCCAGTTTAGTTTTATCTCTGCAAATAACTCAAATCCTGGATTGGATTTCCTAAGATCTTCAGGCGGATGGTCGTTATGGATTTATAAAAAGACTACTTCAACGTGGGGCCTTATAACAAGATTAAATGAACCGTATGGACAGCTGAGAGTATTTAACTATACTCAAGGTTCTGGTCCATATACAGTGACGTGGACATCAACCAAATTAGCTTCTTTACCATCTGGTTCAATTAATGCGAATCCTTTACAAGCAGCAAAAACAGCCACCAACTTTATGCAGTTTACTGATGGGACCGGATTGGAAGTTGGTAATAAAACCAGCGGATCTTGGTCTGGCTATCGGACTAAGATTTCAGCATCAGCATTTGAGATTCTTAACCGGGCAGGAACGACACTCGCATATTATGGTGATAAGTTGATCCAGCTTGGAAAGAACGCAAAAGATGCGGTTATTGAGTTATGTGGCGGTGTCGGTAAGATTTTGGTTGAAACAAAATCCGGCAATGCGGCTCTGTCAATCCAGAGCGAATATGTAGATATTAAAGGTGTCCACGAATCTGTATTGGAGACATCAAGTTCTTCTGGAAGCTGTATAGCCGGGGCTGTTGACGATTCTTTCGTTGTAAATACTTACTCGGATGCCAACAACAAAGCAAACTTCGATATTGGTAACGGTAGCATTATTCTTGAATCAAAGAAGAAAGGTTATCAGGCAGAGGTCGAATTTTATGGCTGTGGCTGGTCTGGAGGAGTGTATACTGGAGCGTTCGCACCGACCAAGGCGTACTCCGAAAAGATTATGTTGGGAGATAGTGGAAGAGTATGGGAGCGTTTGATTGTTAAAAACTCCCCACAGGTCACATCCGATCGCCGCGCCAAAACAAACATATTTCCACTCGGTGAGAGCAAGATCAATAAGACGGATATTCATTCAGAGCTGTTCGATCGCTTAAAACCAGTTCAGTATCGGATGATTGACGGTGATGGGCGCATTTGTTATGGATTCGTCGCACAGGATGTCGTAGAAGCCATGCGAGAACTCGGAATCCGAGAAGACGAGCTGGATCTGGTACACCACGACAGGAAGAACACTGAGGATGGCTATACTGATACCTATAGTATGGTATATACCAATTTGATTGCGGTAATAACGCATGAGCTACAGCTCGAAAAAGAAAGAAGATCGAACCTTGAAATAGAGGTTGCGGATCTAAGAAGTGAACTTGAATCCATGAGAGATAATATCTCTGGAGATACAAATTAATTTTTAGGAGGACAAAACTATGGCAGTAGAAGCAACTTACACAAAGGACATTCATTATTCTGGAATCATCACAGTTGACGGCGAGACCGTTGTGTCTATGGACGCCAATATGGATGCAAAACATCCGGATGTTCCAATCGTCAATCGCTACATTAATAATGGAAGAAAGTACAGAGAGAACAAAACAGATATCGATGACATTGTTGATAAATTTGAAAATGACATCTGGACTGAATATGACAATTATGCAGCAGAAAAAACATCAGAATCGGATCAGAACACAGAGAAAAAATAACAATCAAGGGGAGGAATGATGACAAAGTTGCAGATTGTCTCAAGGATCTGGTCGACAATCTATGATCTGATTTTTCTTGCCAAAGGAACGCCGACAAAGAGTTTGGAAGAAATAGAGACAGATCTTGACGTCATCGAACATGCATGCCGGAAGTACGCAGATATCGACAATGATGAAATAGCGTGAAAGGAAGGAGATGCAAATGGAATTATTGATTGCTGCCGGTGTGCCGTCTGCGATCGTTGCTTTCTGTTTTTGGCTTCTGGAAAGACGTATCCAGAAACGGGCAGAAGCGGAGAAGATCGAACGGGCACGCAGGCAAAAAGAACAGGATGAGAAAGAAAAGAACCGTGAAGATCTGCAGTACATGATGCTGCGAGCTTTAGACGGCTCTCTTTGCTTATCAGAAGCAACAGCCAAAGCAGTGCAGAGGATTCCAGACGCAAAGTGCAACGGTGATATGCACGCAGCTTTAGACTATGAGCTGGAACGAAAGCACGATCTTGAAAATTTCCTGACGAGGCAGGGAGTGAATCACATCGTACATAAAGACGAACCGTAGATCCATAAAAGCGTAATCGGCTTTCTATGGTTCTTTTTATGTTTCGCTAAAAATTACCACGAATACAATTTTAGATGCTCCACGCGGCTATACAAAGCTCACAAGGGTATCACAGGAGAATAAAACACAGGAGGAAACCAGAATGGAATTAATGAATGTATTATCGCAGATCCCACTGCCGGTTGTGGTTGCAGTAGTGACAGTGCTGGTGATCGTAACACTGGTGTGCGTATATCAGTACACGAAAATGAAAGGCCTTGATGGCATCAGAGGAGATGTCTATCAGCTTATCCTCAAAGCAGAGCATGTATACAATGCATCTGGGCAGGGAGAACAGAAACTGAAATGGGTAGTACAGCAGGCGAGATCGCTGCTGCCAAGGTGGCTGCAGGTGATCGTGTCAGAAGAAATGCTCATTAAAGTAATCGAAGAATGGTTTGCAGCAGTAAAAGATCTTCTTGACGACGGAAAGGTGAACGGGTCTCGGAAGAATTGAGAACCTAAGAAAGGAGCGTTTGCGAGAAATGGCAATAGAACGGAATACAAATACGGATATCCTGTTTAACAGTCTGATGGCTGCCGGCTGCACACTTTACGGCGCGTGCGCAGCAATGGGGAATATCTACGCAGAGTCCGGAGCGAATCCCCGGAATCTTGACAATCTTTGCGAAAATAAGCCTGGATACAAATACACAGATGCCACGTATACAGAGGCGGTAGACAGTGGAGAGATCACAAGAGATCTGTTCCTGCATCCGCTGGGAGACTCCAGACAGTATGGTTACGGCTTCTGCCAGTGGACGTCCGCTGGAAGAAAAGCTGGTTTATACGATATGGTTAAAACGAGAGGCGTGTCAATTGGGGACGCGAGGGTCCAGACAGAGTATATGCTGAGCGAATTGAAGACGAGCTATAAGAGCGTCTGGAAGGTATTGCAGACCGCAACCACCGTACAGGAAGCGTCTGATATCTTTCTGGTCAAGTTCGAGGCTCCGGCAAACACCGGATCATCAGTGAAGAAAGTAAGAGCTTCTTACGGTGATCAGTATTTGAAACTTTATCAGAAGAAGGAGGAAAACAAAGTGAGCAAAATTAAAAATGCAGTAGCAAGAGCAGAAGCGATCGCCCTGGATGATTCGCACGGTTATGACCAGGTAGACCGCTGGGGCAATCCGAATTATGATTGTTCCGGGCTGGTAATCAGTTGCCTGGAAGCAGCTGGAATCCCGGCAAAGTCCAGCGGAGCAACTTATACCGGTAACATGCCGGACGTTCTGCCGAAGATCGGGTTCAAGGATGTTGTAAAATCCGTGAATCTGGCAACCGGCAGTGGAATGATCCGGGGAGATGTCCTGCTCGGAAATGGGCACACAGCATTCTGCTGTGGAAATGGTAAACTGGTGCACGCAAGTATCAACGAGAAAGGAACGGTCACAGGAGGAAAGTCTGGAGATCAGACTGGTAGAGAAATCTGCATCCGCAGCTATTACAATAAGCCATGGGTTCATGTGTACCGTTATACCGGAGTGACAGCATCTGCATCCGGAACGGTTAATGTGAGAAATTATCTCCAGAAAGGCGATTCCGGGGACGCAGTAAAAGAAATGCAGAAAATGCTGATCAGCTGCGGATTCTCCTGTGGAAGTTCCGGAGTAGACGGTTCCTTCGGCGGAGACACAGAGAATGCTCTGCTTGCGTTCCAGGCATTTTACGGTTTAGAGCAGGACGGTAAGTACGGACCGGTATCTAAGGCTAAGCTGGTTTCTGTTTACAACGGAAAGACAGCAGCCAGTGTTCCGGAAAAGAAGAGCACACCGTCTTACACTGCCGGACACGAGTATACCTTGCAGGTAGAGCTGAAAGTCCGGACAGGTCCCGGAACAAACTACAGCGCAAAGAAACATTCGCAGCTGACGCCTGACGGTCAGAAGCATGACAAAGACAAGGATGGTTGCCTTGATGCGGGAACCACCGTAACGTGCCAGGAAATCCAGCGGGTCGGAAACGATATCTGGATGAAAGCACCGAGCGGATGGATGGCTGCCTATTACAGCGGACAGGCGTTCATCGAATAATTAGATAAATGTACTACATATGCCCTGGGTATCTTCGGATGCCTGGGGTTTTTGAGTTTCAAAGAACGTAAAAAGCCCCGGAAATTTCCGGGGCAAAAAGAAACGCGCGCAGCTACGCGGCGAAAAGAATTGTTCTTTTTTCTGACCATTTTGTGCGTTCTGGTCACGTGTTATGATAACATATATATAGAAGAAATGCAATAAAAAATCCCGGGCAAATTACCCGGGAAACATATTGTATCATCGAAATATTTACAGTTACAATATATCATCTGTTATTGCATTCCGGTGGACCGGATGGAGAGATGGGCGCATCCATGCGGTATCTCTCTCAGCGTTTCACAGCACCGAACCGAATTGTAGCGGGGGTGTTGAATGATGTTGG